CTGATATGCGAACAAAGATTGCTTATCAGATAGAAAATCTTGGGTATGTAGATATTGTTGATAAAAAGCTAGCAGGTTATTGTGTGGCATTGGATCTTAATGTTGACTATTCCCCACGATTGAAGCTGTATGCATTGGCAAATGGTAACACAATTCCAGTAAAAATTAGCAAGAAAATATTCAAACAGAATCCTATCAGACGTGGAGATATTGTAAAAGTCACGAACCAATATAAAAAACAAAAAATGAAAAAGGTTGATGGTGAATGGCAAGAAACAGATGAACAAGAATGGTGGGTTTCCGAGTATCAAATTTGTTAGGAGATGTAAATGAAACAGTATTATACAGACAAAAAGTATAAAGAATTACTGTCGCACATGGTTGTATTAGTAGACACTCGTGAGAATACTAATAAAAATGTTACTGATTGGTTTGATAGGAATAACATCAAATGGAAGTCAAGAGCATTGAAAACAGGTGATTATGGTCTTATGGTTGAGAGTTGCCCTGAATTGGGCTTCTCAATCGACACCTATTTTAGTGACGAACTTTGTATTGAACGAAAGAATTCTGTAAGTGAGTTAGCTGGTAACATAGCAAATGCAACTAAAGATGATGACAGAATTTTTAAAGAATTTAATCGAATGATTAATATAGAGAAAAATTATCTTCTTATAGAGAATGACAGCATAGAGGATATTTTTACAGAGAACTATAAATCGAAATTGAATCCGACATCGTTTTTTAGAACATTGCTTACATGGCAAAGCAGAAATAACATGCATATTTATTTTGTAGAAAGAGAATATATGGGCAGGATGATATACGAATTATGTAAAAATTGTTTGGATTCCAAGATATTAAAGTAAAGGAGAGAATATGGGCAAGGTAAAAATTTTTGAAGGACTATTAAATAAGTTTGAGACAGATGAGATTAGAGATTATTGTACTGATATGATTAAGGAGATTCCAGATTATATCTTCACAATTCCAAGTAGCACATCATTTAAGTATCATAATAAAACACAGTGTCAGCCGCATGGTCAGATTTTTCATATTTTAATGTTTGCAGAAGTAATGAATTATGTTCTTGGATTAGAGTATGTAAAAGAAAAGACCAATGAGCGACAGCGAGATTGTTTACGCTGCACACCAATTTTTCATGATGCAATTAAATGTGGGCTAAATGGTTCTCGATATACGGTACACGAACATCCGATGCTTGCAGGTGAGTGGGTGAGAAATACATCTGTTGAACATGATGTAGACGCTGATACAAAAGCATATATTGCAAGATTATGTGAAAGTCATTCTGGCGAATGGACTTCTACAAAGAGAAGTAAGACAGTATTACCAAAGCCTGAAAATGACGAGCAGTTCTTTGTACATATGTGTGATTATTTAGCAAGTAGGTCTAATCTTGATATGACATATTCTGATGATGTAGTTTCTGCATTAGGTGGTGTTGATATTCCAAAGGAAGAGTTACCAGATATTGATTCTTATGTAATTACATTCGGAAAATATTCAGGAAAGACGCTTCCACAAATCAAAGAGATTGATCCTGGTTATATTTCATGGGCAAAAGAAAATATGAGTAGAGAACCAGTAAGAAGTTTATTGGCTCAACTGTAGAGAATAATACAGTAGGAGGTAATAATCTATGAAAATTCTAACACGATTATTTACGAAAAATCTTACTAAAGTTCCTCTGTTGTGGATTACATTCAATTGGAAGCTATTCAAAGAAAATGGAGCGAAAGGTTCTTGTATGTGCAATATTCATCCTTGCTTAAAGGAAGATGAGCATATCATTTCCACTATGAATGAACTGTGTGATTATATCAGAGAAAATTATGATATGGAGAAGATTATATGAGTGAGATGTCAATAGAATAAGCAATTCGTATTCTTGATCCTGAAACTTCAGCAGATGCTATTGCAGAGATTGAATACTATGTAGGTTTCAACAAAGACAAAGCAATCGAAAATGTTAATGAGGCTTGTGAAGTAGCTTGCAAGATTATGAAAGAATATATAAGGAGTAGAACAACATGAAAATCATTAAACAAGGCGAATTAAAACCTGTCACAAAAAGAATAACATGTGAGAATTGTGGCACGATTTTTGAAGTAGAAAAGAATGAATGTAATTGCACTTCGCAAATGGGAGTTATACACGATGGACTTGGTTCTTACAACATTAAATGTCCTACATGTAAGGACACACAATATTTTAATTGGAAATAAGGAGATGGCAAATGAATAGAGATGAATTATTGAAAAAAGAAATAATGTCAAAAAAAGATACAATAAAAAATGCATTCTTGAATCGTCTTACTTATGATAAGTGGGATAAGAAATCACCTGTTTACGCCTATAATATTGTGTTATCTGAGTTTGAAAAAATTGATGATGCTGAACGAATTGAATTTTTATTACGTCCATTCAATATCATACCATATGTAGTTTACTTTTCAAATAAAGAAGATTTAGAAGCTTATAAATGGGTTCATGATACTATTGAAAAAGAAATAGATGATAGAATTGCAGAAGGTTTTAAGGATCATATTAGTGATTTTGTTGATTGCAAAGACTTATATTCAGGAGACTGTGAAATATTTGCAGTCAGTCATTAAAATCCAAGTAAACCATTATTTCATGTGGAGATTAGGAGAAAAATATGACATTAGATAAAGAAACGATGAAAGTAAGCACAGCATTAAGAATTGCAAAACAGTATTATCCACAGGATAAATTAGAACACGCACTTAGAGTTGCTACATATGTATCAGAAAATATCTTTATTCCATACGATTTAAGAGATGAGTGTGTGGCTTTGGCAATTATGCATGATCTTGTAGAAGATACAAATTTTAAATCATCTGGTTTGCCAGATAATTTCAAAAACGCATTATTACTCTTAACTAAACCAGACGATTTTTCATATGATGAGTATTGTCAGAGGTTTAAGAAGTATAACACAAATGATTATTTGTGTGCATATTGGGTTAAATTAGCCGATATGAAAGATCATTTGTCACTAACAGATACACTAACAGATAGGTTAAAAGAAAAGTATCTAAGTGGATTGAGATATTTATTATAGAAAGGGGTAAATATGAAAGTAATTTTACAGTATACAAATTGTATGTCTGACGATAAGAATATTTTTGGAGTATTAGCTAGAAACAATGTAGAAGTTATTAAAACGAAACAAAAGCGGTATTCAATTTATCCACTTGTCACAATTGGAGTCAAGGATACAAATACACTTAATAAAATTTTAGAACAGTTAAATGAAAAATCTGTTTATGGGGTTAGGATTGTAAAAGTGAAATCAGATAAATCATTTATTGAGAGATTGAAGATGTTATTTAAATAAATTCACAAGAATCTAAACTTTCATTAGAAAAGAAAAGTAGGAGGATTAAATGGGAACAATTACAATTTTACCAGAAACAACAAAGAACCCTATTATATTAATGGGGGCAAGGGCAGGATGTTGTTGGAATGCTAATATATCAGATAATGAAAAAAATTACAAGCGTGGACTTGATTGTA